CCGTCACGTATGAGAACAAGGCCACCGTTTCAACGTCCTTCCTGACAAATATGATCCCGGGCTACGTCGCCATCTCATGCCCGGAACTTTTCAAACGCGTCAAGGAAGCGAACGACCAGTACGTCGCGACCATGAGGGCGGACATACCGAAGTACAGTTTTCCGCCGGAAGTCGTGACCGCGACGAAGCTGGGCTACCTGAGCAAGTACGGCCAGGAAATAAAGATCCGGCGCGCCGAAGCGTACCAGATAAGCGCACTGGACGCCATGAAAGAACACGGCAAAGGCATCTACGGCAACGGCTTCCTCGTCTCAGCAGCAGCAGCAGCAGCGGAGAAGGTCGAGAAAGAACGGCTCGCAACTAAACGCGCAGAAGAAGAAAAGGCAGCGGCGGAGGAAGAAACCGCGACGGCGTGGCCTTTATCTGATCGCGAGCGCGAGATCGTGAGGAAGCTGGGATGAGGAAAACGCTACAAGAGCAGGCGAACGAAATATTGGAGAAAGCGCAGGAGCGCGGCGTTTCTTCCAACTTCTTCTTCGTCACGACCTTCAAACGCTACCAGGTCCAGATGAAGATGCTGGCGGAGCTGGAACAGAGCATCGACGAGTTCGGCCCGACCGTCACGAAGGAATACGTCAAGGGCCGGCAGAACGTCGTGGCAAACCCGGCCATCCAGGAATATAACAAGACCGCCACGGCCGCGAACGGCACAGTCGCCACACTTATCAACATCATCAAGAGCTTCGATGGCGAGGAGAAAAGCGGCGGCAAATTGCAGGACCTCATCGCGAGCCTGAACGATGAATAACTACATCCTGGAATACTACCAGCAGATCAAGGACGGGACGGCGTCCGTGAGCAGCTGGATCCGCACTGCCTACGAGAACATCGTCAAAGGACTGGAAGCCCGGTCCTTTTTTTATGCCGGCAAGAAGGCGAACGCCGCCGTCCTTTTCATTGAAAACTTCTGCCATCATCACGAAGGCGAGCTCGCGCCCGGCAGGATAAAACTTGAAACGTGGCAGAAGGCTTTGGTCGCCAGCATCTTCGGGCTGGTCGACAAGAACGGCGTGCGCCAGTTCCGGGAAGTGTTCCTCGTGATCGCGAGGAAGAACGGGAAAACGTTGCTCGCCGCTGCGATCGCAGCGTACGCCGCCTTCCTGGACGGAGAGTACGGCGGCCGCATTTACTTCGCCGCGCCGAAACTTGAACAGGCCGCCCTTTGCTTCGACGCCTTTTACCAAATGCTTCTGCAGGAGCCGGAGCTGAACACGATGGCACAGAAGCGGAGGACGGACATTTACATCGCGGAGAGCAACACGACCGCGAAGGCCCTGGCGTTCAATGCTAAGAAAAGCGACGGCCTGAACGTCTCGCTCTGCATAGCTGACGAGGTCGCTTCATGGAGCGGCGACGCCGGTCTCAAGTTTTACGAAGTCATCAAAAGTTCCTTCGGGGCCAGGAAGCAGCCGCTCATGCTTTCAATAAGCACGGCTGGCTACACGAACGACGGCATTTACGACGAACTGATGAAGCGCAGCACGCGCGTCCTTCTGGGCGACAGTAACGAAACGCGCCTGCTGCCGTTCCTTTACATCGTGGACGACCCTGACAAGTGGAATGACATAAACGAGCTCCGGAAAAGCAACCCGAATCTCGGCGTCTCGGTCTCGGTCGACTATCTTTTGGAGGAGATCGCGATAGCCGAAGGAAGTCTGTCAAAAAAGGCGGAGTTCCTGACGAAATACTGCTGCATAAAACAGAACAGCTCGCTCGCCTGGCTGGACACTCAGGACGTCGCCAAAAACTTCACGGAGAAGCCGCTGAGCTTTGAAACGTTCGCCAGGCAGTACGCCGTGGCCGGCGTGGACCTTAGCCAGACAACGGACCTCACGGCCGCCGTTTGCGCCATAGAAAAGAACGGCAAGATCCACGTGTTCGCGCAATTCTTCATGCCGGCGGAAAAGATCGACGAAGCGACCGCAAGGGACGGGCTGCCGTACCGCGCATACGTGGCGCGCGGCTTCCTGACGCCATCAGGCGAGAACTTCGTGGACTATAAAGACGTCCTGCGCTTCTTCACGGACTTAGTGGAGAAGTACAAGATCTACCCGTTAAAGGTCGGCTACGACCGCTACAGCGCTTCGTATCTGGTCCAGGACTTAAAGGCGTATGGCTTCCAGGTGGACGACGTCTACCAGGGCGAAAACCTGACGCCCGTCATAAACGAAGTCGACGGGCTTTTCAGGGATGGCCGTTTTGACTTCGGGGACAATGACCTCCTGAAGGTCCATTTCCTGAACTCAGCGCTGAAGCTGAACAATGAGACAAACCGAAAGAAGCTCGTGAAAATATCAGCGACAAACCGCATCGACGGCATGGCCGCCTTCCTGGACGCCATGACCGTCAGGCAAAAGTGGTGGAATGAGATCGGCGGCCAGCTGGAAAACTTAAAGAGGTAACGACAAATGTCCCTTTTCGACAAACTTTTCCGACCGCAAAAAGTGGTCGCGGACCATACCTTCCGCATGCTGACGGGCTACGAGCCGGCGTTCCATAAGTGGCGCGGCGCCATTTATGAGAGCGACCTGGTCCGGGCCGCCATCGACTCGAAGGCGCGCCACATTTCCAAATTGCAGGTCAAGATCCACGGCGCCGCGAAGCCGAAGGTCGCGACCATTTTGAAGAAACGGCCGAATCCGTACCAGACGTGGAGCCAGTTTATGTATCGGGCGGCGACCATCCTGGACATGCAGAACACCCTGTTCATCGTGCCTATCATCGACGTCGAAAACGACGTGACGGGGCTTTGGCCGTGCCTGCCGGACCGTTGCTCAGTTATGGAGGACAAACGCGGCAAAGAGTGGCTCCGCTATGAGTTTTCAAACGGGCAGCGGACGCTGGTCGAGCTGGACCGCTGCGGCATCCTGACGCGCTACCAGTACGAGAGCGACTTCTTTGGAGACAAGCAGGACGCCCTGGATGAAGTTTTGGACCTTATCAGCATCGAGCGGCAGGCCATCAAAGAGGGCGTGAAGAACGCGAGCACGTTCCGGTTCTTAGCGAGGGCGACGAACTGGAAAGACCCGGAGGACCTGGCGCAAGAGCAGAAGAACTTTACGGCCCGGAACATGCAGGCGGACGCTTCCGGCTTCCTTCTTTTCCCGAACACGTACGACGGCATCCAGCAGATAAGCTCGAAGGCGTACCAGGTGGACGCTGCCGAACAGGCGCTAATCCAGCGCAACGTCTCGGACTACTTCGGCGTCTCGGAAGAAGTGATCCAGAACAAGGCCGCCGGGTCCGCCCTGGACGCGCTGTTTGACGGGGCAATTGAACCCTTCGCCATCCAGCTCGGGGAGGTATTGACCTTCATGCTTTACACGGACCTCGAGATCGCGCACGGGGCGCGCGTGGAGATCGCGGCAAACCGTCTCCAGTACATGAGCACCGCGGACAAAATCAACTTCGTCGCGCAGCTATCAGACCGCGGAATGATAACAATAAACGAAGCGCGCGAGCTAATCAACTATTCGCCGCTACCGGACGAAGTGGGCGGCCTTCTTCCCATAAGGGGCGAATACTACTTCGTCGGAGAAGATAAAAACAAAACGGCGCCGGCGCTTCCGGGGCCGTCGGAAGGAGAAGAAGATGGCAATCAAGAGTGAGAGAGAGTACCGGATGGTCTTGCTGCCGGATATCCAGTTCCGGGCAGCGGAGGACGAGGAGCACCCGTTCAGGGTCGAGGGCTACGCTACGACATACGACGACCCGTACACGCTTTTCGAGTACGACGGCATCCAGTACAAAGAAGCAATCAGCAGGGACGCGCTTGCAGGCGCGGACATGAGCGACGTCATTTTCCTTTACAACCACGAAGGAATGGTCTACGCGCGCCAGTCAAACGGCACGCTCGCCCTGACGTCAGACGAGAGAGGTTTACACGTGCAGGCGGACCTCGGCAGCACTGAGGACAGCCGCCGCATGTTTGAAGCCATAAAGGCCGGACTGGTAACGCAGATGTCGTGGGCCTTCACAATTTCAGCGGACGAATACTCTGAGGAAACGCATACCCGGACTATCTTGTCCGTCCGCAAGGTTTACGACGTGAGCGCCGTTTCCATACCGGCCAACCCGAACACCGACATCGCAGCGCGGTCCTTCTGGGACGGAGTGATCCAGGAGGAAGAAGAAAAGAGACGGAGAGATCTCGCGCGCATCGAGAAGGTTGAGGAAATCAGAAAACTTCTGAGAGGAGCAGCAGATGAACACTGAAACCATGAAGCTGGACGACATCCAGGCGCGGAGAGCGGAGATCGTCGCGCGGAGAGACGCGATGGCTGCCGAACTTGAAACGGCGGAGGACGCAGCGCTGGATGCTCTGAAAGAAGAAGCCGAACAGCTGAACGAAGAAGAACGCCAGCTGAACGACAGAGAGACCGCCATCATGCAGGCGGCAGAGGAGCGCCAGAAAGAGATCGAAGAGGTCCTTCAGAACGGCGCCGAAAAAATCACATTTGAGAAGGAGAAGAAGATGAGCAACTACGAAGTACGCAAGAGCCAGGAATACCTGGAAGCATACGCCAACTACATCAAGACCGGCGACGACAAAGAATGCCGCGCCCTTCTGACTGAAAACGTCTCCGGCACCGTTCCGGTCGCTGA